TCAGTCATCAACATTAAGAGTGTTGGCCAACAGTCTTATAGCTTCAGCGATTTTCTTTCTATCTTCGTCAGATAAATCTAAAATCTTAGTCAAAATTTTGATGTCACTATCTGACAAACTATATTGTAGTTGCAAATCTTCAAGAATAGTCTTGTCAGTTTCGATAATCATTTCGCCTTCACCGGTTTCCAACCATAAAGGATTTACGCTAAAAATTTTGCATATATGACGGAAAAGCAAAGGTTTTAGTTCTGTTCTTGCAAGTTCCAAATTAACGATAACGCTTTTTGAAACTCCAAGTTGCTCGCCGAATGCAGTTTGAGATAATGAATAAAAATTTCTAATCATTTTAACTCTCTCCGCGGATGTCATTAACTCCCTCCTTTCAATTATAATTATACAGTATATAAAAGTTGTTGTCAACACTTTTATAAGAAAAATTTTATTACAAAAATTGTAAAAATGTCTTGACAGCAACTTTTATAAGTGGTAAAATGTTGTTGTAAACAACAAAGGGTAATATACAAAGTTGCGTATTACAATACACAATTAGGAGGTAAAATTATGGCAACAAAAAAGATTGAAATGGAACAAATCACACTTGATTTGCAAAAGTTGAAAGAAGCAGAAAAGCAGTACATTCTCGGCTTTATTGCCGGACTTGAGTCAGCAAAGTCAGAGAATGAACCAAAGCCACCAAAGGCATCTTAATCAGGAGGTGAGATAATGCAACCCTTAATCGCAAAAAGAACTGCTGACGGCCAGTTCGTAACGGTACAAGAACCTTCAGCAGTACAGATTGATGAAAAGCGAACTGAAAACCTAGCAAAAGTTTTACTAGAAGCAATGTTAAGAAAGGAAGCTCAAAAATGAATGAGGAAAATAAATGCTAACGAAAATTGCAAAAGCTGCATACATATCTACTGTCAAAGTAGGGATAGAGGTATTATCTGTAACTACTTTACTGAGAAGGAGGAATGTCGAAACAATGAACACAATAGGAATAATCGTAGTAGCGATACTAGTAGTAATCGTTGTAGTAGTAACAAGTCAGTGGGACAAGGAAGTCCAAATTCGGAAGAAATATGATAAGTATTTCTTTGATATTGTAGACGGTAAGCAAAAATTTGCCGAAGAAAATTTAAAACTTCGCCAAGAAAATATTAACTTGTCAAAGCAACTTAATGCAGCCCAAAACGATATTAAGATTGTTGAAGATACATATAAGTCTAAGATTGATGAGCTTGAGCAAGAAATTGTCAATCTTAATTATAAAAAGCAACTTGAAGATGGAACCCTTGAATTTAAGGACATTCTAGAGCCAACAGAGGTACAAGAAGATGAAGACCAAGAAACAAAAGATTAAGTTAATAGTCTTTCTATTATTAATGGCGGTGATAGTAGTTATAAGTCTTAGCTGTCATATAAGCATTAACACTAAGTACGGTGGCATCTTCTTGCTTCCGGCACTGTATATCTTAGTAACTTATACAGTACCGAAGATGGTGCAAGATTATGTTAGAGAATTTAAAAGCTCTTATAGCAAGTATGACTATGCTATCACCAAGAACCAGTTTTGTGATAGATGTGTGTATGAAGCTACCGGCAAAGAAGTTGAAGAACTGGAACATAAAGTTGAAGCGGAGGAAGTTAAAAATGTATGAGAATAAAGATAGAAAATGTGAATGTTATCTTTGCGAACTTAACACCACTTGTCCGTATGTGGATAAGTACCAAAGGCTTGGCAGAGAGCATAAAGGTGCTTTAGCTCTCTGCAAAAAGTTGGAAGAAAATAAGAGAAAGGATGATTAGCACAATGGATGAATTAAAATACAAAGTAATGCACGAAGAGGTTAATAAGTCAATACGAAATAAGAATGACTCTTTCGTACTAGTTACAGGAATTCTTGACGATAACACAGAACGAATGTTCTGCACTACTTCAATGTTTGGTAGTAAAAACGAACTTGTTGGACTGATGACTCAGTTATTGTTGACTTTTTGTCAAAAATTTAGCGCCAGCGATATGCTCAAAATAACCGAGGAAGCATACGAGAATGCACTACAAATACATGGAGAACAGAAAAATGAACGAAACAGAAAAGATATTGTGTAGTATCGGAATCACTCCAAATTTTAAAGGGTACGGATACATACTTGAAGCGGTTGACATCTTGCACGAACACCCGCACAAGTCAATGGAAGGCTTGTACAAGGAAATTCAGTGCAAGTACAAAGTTAAGACTTGGCAGTCAGTAAGGAATGCTATCAGATACTGCGTAGCAAGATTGCAAGTCAAGAGCAACAAAGAAGCATTTGAGAAGATTTTTGAAATCAAGTTACAAGAAGATACAAATATTAAGAACTCAGTCTTTTTGCAGTTGATTGCAAAAAATAGACACTACTAAATTAATAGTAGTGTCTATCTCAAAAATAAAAAAGTGAGCAGTCTTTCGACTGTCACTTAAATTATAAAGAAAGGACAACTATATGTCAAGTAATATAGATAAAATCGTACAGAAGAATATCAATGTTACTTGCAAAGGTTGTCCTATTTTTTTATCGTCAAACCCATATGGCTATAAGCTCAACGTGAACAACTTATATATAAGAAAAATATATGAGCGGTACAAGTTTAAGAACAGACTGGCCACTCGCTACCCCATCAGCGACGAAGAGCGAGAAAAGTTTGAAGAACTAACAGTTAATTATCTATTAACAAAGAAAATCATTAAGCAATGAGAAAGGAACTATGAGTATGGAAAATGAAATCATACAGAAGGCTATCAACAAGATTGATAGTGAAGCAGACAAAATGAAAGACGATACAGCAGTAAGAATTACTAGCTATATCATAGATAACTACATTACTAGTGTGGAAAACGCTGAAAAGGTAATGAATAAGGCTCTATCTGATTGTATCAGCAGTGTTAAAAACAAAGCACGAAAGCAAGCAAAGAATGGCTGTGCAATGATTGAAGATAGAACCGTATGGAACTGGGTCAAAGAATTTTACGAATTTACTGATGAAGTAGAAACTCAAGCCACTGCACCGGTTGAAGAGCCAAAGCAAGAGTCGGACCAGCAAGGTCCAGTTAACCTTCTTGACTTCCTTTAATTTTTCCGGAGGTCAAAAAAATGAACAGGAGAACTATTGAAATGGTGATGCACAACCCACCTGCGTTACCTCGGACTTTTGAGGAAGATATAAAGAAAGAGTTGTGTAACAACTACGCTTTTGCTGACAAGAACGGTTTTTACTGCACCGCTTGCAAAAAATATCACAAAAAGCAGACAGGAAGACTTGTTGACAACGAATATAATCACAAAATTGAACTTGTCGCAGAACGAAAACACAGAGATGTGAGAATGTGCCCTTTTTGCTACAAGCAAGTCAAAAAATATGATGCCTGGCGAGGCAGAAAAACGCTTGAGCGAAAAGAATATATAGTAGTTCTGCAAAATAAAGCCGGTGGTGCTTTCATTCGCAGTTTTTATGTTTGTGTTGATTACGATATTCCTACATCAAACGAGCCAAGAATTACTTATTCGGAAGATAAGCGAATTTTCTTGCGAAACGGCGAAAGCCTCATATTAGGGCGTGTTGACTGTTATGAGCCTTATTGGGGTGAATATCCTGATAGCCGGTACTGTAGTTTTGATAATGTTAACAATTCAAAGCACTATTTTTATCAAGTTGACAAAATCAGAGAACCAAGAATGAATCGCCTACCCAGCCTGACCATCCGGGACAAACCAACTCACTATTTTTATTTTAATGATAGTGCCTTAAAAAAAGACCAGTTTGGTATATTCTAAACTTGATAAATACAGAAATTTTGAACCAGGTGTTTGTGATGAAGACAAGTTACTTGTCTCGTTTCTGTATTATAGCAATAAATATCCGGTACTGGAGAAATTACTGCTCGAAGGCTTCGAAATGATAGTTAGGCAGTTCGTAAACTTTAAAAATGGATACTATTACTATAATAGTTCTAATTTTAAAGGTAGAATTTTTAATTTTAGAAAATCTACAGTTGCGGAAGTTTTCAAATGTAACAAAGCGGAATTAAGAGAAATCAAAGAGAAAATTCCAAACCCACTTGGAAGAACTCAATGTGCCATTATAGAAGAATTATTCTTTTTAAGAAATAAAATATCTGTAACAGACGCGTACTACCTCAGAAGCACAGATATTATCTATCATCAAGAACAACTTGACTTGCTACATAAGTATCGTAGCTATCACAAGATTGTTAAATACTTCAAGCAACAAAATTTAGAAACTTTTCGTGACTATAACGATTATTTAATCTTATTAGATAGATTAAACATCAGCAAAGATAACGAAAACACCCTATTTCCTTCAAATTTTAAAACTGCTCACGATAGTGCGGTTCAAATGCTTCAACAAAAAGAGGATGAAGAAAGAAAAGCAACGTTAGAACAGAAACTAAGCAAGTTTAACAAATTGCTTAAGAAGTATGAGAAGAAATACACTTACAGCAGTAATGAACTTGTTATTCGTCCACTTACCTCAATTGATGAAGTGTACGAGGAAGCCCAACAGCAAAATAATTGCGTTTACACAAATTATTGTGAGAAATACTTAAAAGGAAAAACAATCTTACTAGTAGTGAGGAGGAAGACAGAGCCGGACAAGTCTTACTGCACTGTAGAAATTTCTCTCAATGATGAACTTGTACAGTGCAGAACAAAGAACAATGCTTCTGCACCGGCAGAAGTCAAAAAATTTATGGATGAATTTTTAGATTATATCCATAATAGCAAAAATCTCAAAAAAGAAAGGAAAGCAAGTTAATGAATGAATTAATTAACACTACTGCTACTTTAGCAGAAACAAAGGAAGAAAGAGCAAACGCTCTACATGCAAGTATAATGCTTAATCAGCGAATGCTTGCAACGGCGCTAGTTAATGTTTGCCAGAATTTAAAAACGATGAGAGACGAAAAACTTTATCTTTCACTGGGTTGTTCTACTTTTGAACAATATACAGAAGAAAAAGCAGGAATTAAGAGCCGTCAGGCTTACGCCTACATCAGTACATATGAAAAACTTGGTAACAAGTTTATTGAGGCTAACGAAAGTTTAGGCATCACCAAGCTTGAATTAATAAGTCAAGTTTCGGCACTTGACAGAGAAGAAATTACTGAATCTGCTGAGGATATGACAGTCAGAGAACTTAAAGAAGAAGTTAAGAGGCTCCAGGGACGAGGTGAGCAACTCTCTTTCAACTTTGAACAACAAGCAGAAGAGCTCAAACAAGCTAAAGTGGATAGCAAGAAGAACAGTGAACTTGTTGCGAACTTAGAAAATAAGAACAAGCAGTTAGAAACTGAATTAGTACAGCAGAGAGAAAAGTCAGCTACTGCGATTGATGATGCAGTAGCTGAGAAGCTCTCAGCAGAAATCGACAAGGCTTTAACTGCTGAGCGCGAAAAACACGAAGAAGATTTGCAGTCAACTGCAAAGGAACTAAAGCAAAACAAAGAACTTGCTTTAAAGCTTAAGAAAGAAATGCTACAGAATCAGCAAGAGTATGAAAATAAGATTGCTGAGCTTGAGCAGTCTGCTAAGAAGTCAACTTCTACAGTTGACGAAAATCTTATTAATTTAAAGATACAGTTTGATAATCTACAAACAACAATCGCAAAGATTGAGAGTTTAATTGCTTTAGTTGCTGATGAACAGACAAGAAAGAAGTTAGCTATCGCTATTGCGAACTTACTTTTCGCAAAAAGCGATTTAATACAGAAAATTGCGGAGGCTGAGCAATGAAAAAACTAATGAAAATGAGTCAACACAAATTTGTCAAATTGGCAAGAGGAAAGTTAACTCGAGAAGGAATTGACTTAACAATTCAATTTATGAGGGAGCATCCGGGATTTATTTCGTATTATCATTTGCTTATATACGCAAATTATGCAACAAAGAAACAAACATATCGAAAAACGCTTAGAGAACTAGAAGATATTTCTCGATATTGCGACAAAATGGAACTTATTTTATCATAAGACTTCAAGAAAAAACGCAAGGGCTGAAATGCCCTTGTAAATCCTGCTTAAGTAATTAATTAAGCGAGGAAAATATATAAAAACTCAAAAATAAAAAAGTAAAAGGAATTGTAAATGTATTACTACAAGAAAACGATCAGGTGTGGTTATCTCACAGAAATTGAATACATTAAGAGCTTAAAACCTCGCAACAAAAAGAATGTTGCAAGAGGAAAGAATATTTGCAAAACTAAAGAGCAACAGCAGAAAGCAAATAAGATAAGAGCTATTAAAAATACTCAGAGACTTATTTGTTGTAATTTCTCTGCTGGTGATTACTTTGTGCGTTTTTCTGCTCCAACCGAAACTTTCACCGAAAGTGAATTTAGGAAAGAAGTCAACAAGTTTATAAACCGCACTAAGTACCACGCAAAGAAAAACGGCTTAGAGGTCAAGTACATAGGCTTTATTGAGTGTGGCGTGCGTGGGAAAAACTGGCACTTGCACATTATCTTATCTGCTGAGATAGTCAAAATCGCTCGTGAACAGTGGAAATGGAAAAATGGCATTAATCTTCAACCACTTTACGAAGATGGTCAATTTTTCAAGCTGGCTGAATATATACGCAAAGATATACAAGGTTCTAAGCGATTAATGACAAGCAGAAATCTCACCAAGCCGGAAATCAAGGTTGTAAAATGTGGGAAAAGGCGATTTGCAAAGCTCGAAAAAGGCGAAATTGTTGATGTACCTCAAAAAGGCTATACGCTTGTATCTGATTACTGTCCGTTAGACGATAGTTGGGCTTGTAGTTATTCATTTACTTTTTTTAATTCATCAATATTTTACGAAAAAGGAAGGCTAAAACAATGAAATGTAAATTTAATATTTATGCTCTTGAAAACGAAGAGACAGAAGTAAAACACACATTAGTAAAAAAGCAAGGGAAAATTTGTCCGATCTTGAAGAAAGAATGTATCAAGGAAAGTTGTGAGTGGTACTGCAAAACTTTTAACTGTTGTGGAATTTACAGCATAGTAGAAAATTGGTAAGAAGAAAGGAATTTGAGAATGACGAAATACAAAGGAATAGCCTCAACAGAGGCAGAGCAACAGAAACAACTAATAGCATGGTGTAACACTATGTCATTGTACAAAGGCTATGAAGATTTAGCACTAATCTATCATTGTCCCAACGGCGGAAGCAGAAACAAACTTGAGGCTATGAATCTAAAATGTGAAGGTGTTAAGCCTGGTGTGCCTGATTTATTTCTACCGGTTGCAAGAGGTGGATTCTTTGGCTTGTACATTGAAATGAAATGGGGCAAAAACAAAACTACAGACTTGCAGAACAAGTGGCTAACTGAACTAGCAAATCAAGGCTACTACTGCGTAGTCTGTCGTGGTTTTGTTGAAGCGAGAGAAGAGATAGAAAAATATATCGTACTTGCACGAACACAAGTACAGAAATAAGATTTTTTGCAGTTGAACGCAAAAGGGGTAATCAAATTGAGTGAAAGAATAAAGAAAGAATGTATGCTTTGTGGTGACATCTTCATCACTAGAAACAGTAAGAACAGAATGTGTGATAAATGTAGAGAACTAACCTATCCACACCTTGCCAAACAAAGAAGTAAGAAAAGCAACTTTAAAGACCATCTTTGCGTAGAGGTGCATCAACTAAAAATGTACAATCATCAGAATGGTACTAGACTGACCTATGGACAGTGGAAAGGTCAGAAATATTTAGGAAAGATTAAATAAAACGGTACAGCAGTAAAGGAGAAAATTATGACACTTGCAGAACTTAGAACGCTTAAGAACAAATATCCGGGGCTGAAAGCAGAAAAGCTAGACTTGGAAGATGAGAAAGAAGAGATTGAAAATAAGACTATCACTGACACCGTCAAAGGCTCGTCAACTGAATATCCTTATCTGTCTGTACCGGTTGGAATTGAAGGTCACAAACTAACCTCAGCAGATAGGCACAAGTTAGCATTGATAAATAGCAAGATAGATGCCATAATCAGTACATTAACTTTGATTGACGAATTGATTGATAGCATTGACGATAGTACAGTAAGATATGCAGTAAGACATTACATCAAGAAAGGCGAAAGCTGGAAAGAAATTCATCAGCAACTGGGGAACTATAGCAGTAATCGCAGTGAGGCAGCTTTACGGATGAAGGTACAGAGAACCATTAAATATTTTTAAATGTGTTCTAAATGTTCTACAAGTTCTATTTCATTATGATATTATCATAATGAACTCAAAAGGTAGTAAGCCTGCTAATTGATTTCGACTCATAGTTTTCTTGGTTCATTGAGATTAGAGCACCGCCTTTGCTGGCTTGTGGCGGTGCTCGACCGTCAATGAGAAAGGTATTGCAAATGGCTAAAGAATTTGCAAGAGCATTCTATTCGTCATCAAGATGGAAGAAATGCAGAGACACGTTCATTCAAACTAGAATGTTAGAAGATGGTGGCGTGTGCCAGGAATGTAAAGAACGGTTTGGTTACATAGTTCATCACAAAGAACACCTAACGCCTGAGAACATCAACAATCCAAATGTGGCATTGAGTGAAGATAATCTTGAATGGGTTTGTAAAGAATGTCACGACAAGTTACATAATGTGTTTCAGCGTGAAGAAAGAAAATATTATTTTGATAAGGAGGGAAATTTCATAGTCCCCCCTTAATTTTTTACCAAAATTTACCATTGTGGAACCGAGGGAGGGGCTCGAAAAAAGACGCAGGTCGTGCGTATGACCCCCCTCCCCATTAAAAGAAAGGAGCTGAGCAGATATGGCAGAAGTTGATCTAACCAAGAAAAAACAAAGAGAGATCAAAAAAGAGATAAAGCGACTTGAAGAAGTTTACAAAGATATTGATGTCAAGCGAAAAGACCTACTTCCGGGACTTATTGAAAATGCCGCTTTCACTCGAATAACACTGAAATATCTTGCCGAAGATTTGAAAGAAAATGGTACAACGGAAATGTTCAGCCAATCCGAAAATCAAACTCCTTATTCTCGTCGAAGGCCTGAAGCAGATTTGTACAACACAATGACGGGAAACTACCTCAAATTTATCAAGCAACTGGATGATATGTTACCAAAGGCAGTTGAAAAACCAACAGAAAAAATTGATTTTTTGGACGATTTCGTAAATTCTCGTGATGAAATATGAGTCAAAAATTTAAAAAATACCCTCTAAATTATAACCCAGTTTTAGAATACTGGGCCAAAATTGAGAGCGGAGAAGAAGTCGTATCAGAGAAAGTCAGAACAGTATATAAGAAACTCGCTTGGGATGTTGAACACCCTGGCGAGTATTTTTATAGCAACAAAAGAGCCAATCATATTTTAGAATTTGCTGAAAATTTTTGCAGAAATTCTAAGGGCAAATTTGGTGGTCAGCTTGTCAAACTTGAACTTTGGGAAAAGGCGTGGCTAGCTGCTACATTTGGCTTTGTTGGAATTGACGGACTTAGAAAATATAATCTATCTGTTTTAATCGTCGCTAAGAAAAATGGTAAATCTCTACTAGCCTCAATCGTTGGTTTGTATATGTTAATCGCAGACGGTGAACCGGGTCCGGAAGTGTATGCAGTAGCAACTAAGAAAGACCAGGCAAAGATTATATGGCAAGAAGCGAAAAGAATGGTCCGCAAGTCTGAATTTCTGCTTGAGAAAATCAAGACTTTGCATAATGAACTTTCCTCAGAAGAATACAACTGCGGAATATTTAAACCTCTAGCGTCCGATGGTGATACTCTTGACGGCTTGAATGTACATTGTTGTTTGATGGATGAACTCCACCAATGGAAGAACGGCAGAGCCTTATTTGATATTATGTCAGACGGTACTGCCGGACGAGAGCAACCTCTTGTATTAATCACTACTACCGCCGGAACTATCCGAAATGATATTTATGACGATATATATGACGACGCCAAAAATGCTATTAATGGTTTGTTTGATGATAACGGTTTTAAAGATGAACATAGTCTTTATGTTATATATGAGCTTGACAAAAGAGAAGAATGGACCAATCCGGATTGTTGGAAGAAAGCAAATCCAGGACTTGGAACTATCAAAAAATTATCAACCTTAAGAGATAAAGTTGATAAAGCGAAGAACAAAACCGAACTTGTTAAAAATCTCTTATGTAAAGAGTTTAATATTCCTGAAACTTCTGTACAAAGTTGGTTGACCTTTGAGGAATTAAACAATGAGAAAACATTCGATGTTAAAAAGTTAAAACCAAGGTACGGCATTGGCGGTGCTGACTTATCAAGTACTACCGACCTTACAGCAGCAAAAGTGCTTTTCTGTATTCCAGGTGATGAACACATTTATTGCTTATCAATGTATTGGATCCCCGCCGACTTGCTCGACAAGAAAGTAAAGGAAGATAGAATTCCGTATGACATTTGGGTTGAGAAGGGATATATGAGATTATCTCCCGGAAATAAAATTAACGCTAAATGTGTGACGGAGTGGTTCAAGGAAGTTCAAAATGAACTTGATATTTATATTTACAAAGTAGGCTATGACTCTTGGTCCGCAGTGTATTGGGTGGACGAAATGAAAAATAATTTCGGTGATGTCATGGTACCTGTTATTCAAGGCAAGAAAACCTTGTCTAACCCAATGAAGAATTTAAAAGCCGACTTGCAGAAAAAACTTATTGTTTATAATAACAATCCTATCGACAAATGGTGCTTGTCGAATACGGCAATTGATGAAGATATAAATGGCAATATTCAGCCTGCTAAAACTAGCAAGGCTACAAGAAGAATTGACGGTACAGCAGCATTACTAGATGCCTACACTGTTCTTTGTAATAATCGTGATGAGTATATGACCTTAATTTAGCGAGGTGAAACAGATGTTTGTTTTTAATTTTGAACAGAAAAGTGATATGGAACTTTTAAAATTTAAAAATAAAATTTTTGAACTTTGCAATGTAAATAAAATTGAAAATATTAGTGATGTACTGATGAATGCAGTAATGACACACGATACTACATTTTTTGATAAATTCAACGGAATTATTGACGATAGCAAAGATTGGCTACAAGCGCTATGGCAGTACTATCAAGCGGATAGAACCGAAAAAAAACAAGATTACACACCTAAATCACTTTGCAAATTAGTTTCAGTGTTAGCTGGGAAATGTGAAACTCTGTATGATTGTTGTGGTGGTAGTGGTGCTTTATCTCTGCAAGTTTTGAAAGATAATGAAAGTCTGCGGAATGTGTACATAGAGGAATTAGATACAAAAGTAATACCATTTTTGTTATTTAATCTGTGTATAAAAAATGCAAAAGGGAAAGTCATAAATGGTAATGTTTTGAACGGCGAAATAAAAGCCATTTACAACTTAACAAGCAATGATAAATATAGTGTTGTTTCAATTTCAAAAAATGCTACTAAAATTTCGGCAGAAGTTGGAATTAGTAACCCGCCGTATAACATCAAATGGGAACCACCAACACCACTTGAAAATGATACTAGATTTCCAATAATACCTCCGGCATCAAATGCAAATTACGCGTTTATTTTTGATGTGTTCAGTAAAACAGATAAGTCAATCTTCATTCTTCCCAACTCAGTTTTAGAAAGTAAAATTGAGTTAGAGTGCAGAAGATGGCTTATTGATAACGACTTTGTCGAAACTGTGATTTTAAATCCTGACAAGATGTTTGAAGTTACAAGTATATCGACTTGTATTTTAGTACTTAACAAAAACAAGAAAAATAAAGGTAAAGTAAATTTAATTTATAGCTATAAAAATTGTGTTGTTGAAGAAAGAAAGCAAAACGGACAGTTTGGTAGTAAATCGCACACAAACAGAACATACAAAAAGAAATACAATGTTTATAGTGACGAAAATATCCAAAAAATATTAAATGCGATTGAAAATCAACAAGAAATTAAAGAATTTTCAGTTGTGAAAACAAACGAAGAAATCGCAAATAAAAAATATCGGCTATCACCTTCAATTTATTTTGATGTTAGCATTGATGATTTTACAGACGCTCACAGAGATTTTAAGGAAATCGCTGATAACCTCAATTATATTTTAAAAATGAAAAATGCTTGTAAATTGACGATTAATGAAACACTAGCAAAATCATTAGGTTTTGATGTTGAATTGTACAAAGGCGCTAAGCAACAGTCAAAAGAAATGAAAGAACAGTTGAAAAGCGTAGATGTTGATTTAATGATTGAAGATTATATACAATTCACAAAAAATAAAAATGAGTTTGTATTCAAATGCAATGACAAAGAATTTTTGTCAGATATATTTATGCATTTCTTAGCAATTTGGAAAAATCAAATTGCTTTGTTGAATACTATGCAAAATCAATATTTGACAGAATTAAGAGACGCACTACTTCCTGATTTGATGTCAGGAAAAATTGAATTATAACATTTTCAAATTTGAAAGGTGGTGAGAAAATGAAATTAACTGATAGATTTAAGAATTTTTTCACTGGAAAGGTTAAAAAAATTAGTAGAGTTGATGTAATCAAAGATAACAATGTGTTTTCAACTTGGGGTTTCAGCCCATACGAAAACGATATTGTCCGTTCTTGTATCAACGCCAAGGCAAAGAGAATAGCAAAACTTACTATCAATCATATAAGAAGTTCGACGGATGAAAACGGCAATAAGGTATTGCAGATTAACCCTGAACCGTATATGCGTTTTCTGCTTGAAGAACCAAATAGGTATATGTGCATTACGGACTTCCTCAAAAAGTGTTCGGCAATTATGGACCTTACACAAAACTTACATATCCTTATCTTGCGTGATGAGAATGATATGCCTTGCGAGCTCTTCCCGATTTCGTGCTTATCTGCTACAGCAGACACAGACAAACAAGGAAATTTGTATTACACATTTAATTTTCCGAGAGGAAAAAGGATGTCTGTATCTGATAGAGATATTATCCATATCAGGGGAGATTTTGCGTTTGACGATATATTTGGCACAAGTAGAGCTAAGTCACTTTCCCCATTAATGGAAGTTGTGGAAACTACAGATAGAGGAATTATCAACGCTATCAAAAACAGCTCAATAATTCGTTGGTTATTAAAGTACACAACTTCTATGCGTGATGAGGACTTAAAAACAAACGCACAGCAGTTTGCTGATAATTACTTGAATATTTCAAGTGATTCCGTCGGCGTTGCTGCGGTTGATGCAAAAGCAGACGCTACTCAGATTAATGCACAAGACTATGTACCGAACGCAACGCAGATGGAAAAGACAAGGACAAGAATTTTATCCTTATTTGGAATGTCTGAAAAAATTTTGCAGTCAACCGCAAACGAGGACGAAGAAAATGCTTACTATGAAGCAGAAATAGAACCTTTCATTAAAGCACTGCAAGAGGAAATGACAAGAAAGTTATTTACAAGAAGGCAGAGAGGGTCAGGCAATAAAATTTCCGTCGGCTCATTTAATCTGCAAGGTGCATCATTATCAAGTAAACTGCAGTTTATGAACTTGGTTGACAGAGGCGCATTGACAGTTAATGAATGGCGAGAAACTCTTGGACTTGGTCCGGTACCGGGTGGCGATAATCCTATTCGCCGACTTGATACGGCAACAGTAGTTGACCCTGAGCCGGCTCCAAACGGTGAAGGTGAAGGAGGTGATGAATAATGACAGAGATTAATATTAAAGGCCCAATCATCAATAATTCGGAAGAATGGATTTATAACTTCTTCGGTGAGGACTGTACAAGTGCAAGTCGTATAGCTAATGAGCTAAAGAACGCTAACGGTGATGATGTTACAGTTAATATCAATTCTTGTGGTGGCGATATGTTTACTGCAAGCGAAATTTTTCAACTGCTCAATAACTACGAAGGTAATGTAACTATCAAAATTGTAGGTATTGCAGCAAGTGCCGCAAGTGTTATCGCGTGTGCTGGTTATAGCGAAATCGCACCAACTGCGTTAATGATGATTCATAATGTATCAAGCGGTTTATATGGTGATAATCGGGACCATCAGCACGAAGCAGAAGTTTTGAAAAAATGCAATAAATCAATTTCAAATGCTTACAGGCTCAAAACCGGTATGGCAGAAAGTGAACTACTAGCATTAATGAATAAAGAAACTTGGCTTACAGCAGAAGAGGCGGTTGAAAAGGGATTTTGCGACAAAATTATTGAAAACAAGCAAAATAGCAACAACGCTAGCTTATCTTTTGTTGCCTCAGTCGGTGGAATGATTGCACCAGATAAGATTGCAAATATGCAGAAGAAAAAGAAAGAAAATCAACTAAAAATTGAACTGCTAAATCTAAAGCAGAGAAAGGAATTTTAAAATGAAATTTAAAAACAAAAAAGACTATCTCGAACAGAGAACAAATCTAATCAATGAAGCTAACAAGGCGAACGAAAACGGCGAACTAGACAAGGCTAGTGAACTTGTTACAAGAATTGAAAATCTTGACAATGAATTTGAAAAGTTTGCACAGGTACAGGCAAATCTGAAGGCGCTAGACAACCAGCAGACACCTGCGCCACTACCATTCGCAGGTAATGCAGGTGAAAATGAAGAGCCTACTAGCATTTTTGCTTCTGTAGAATACAGAAAAGCATTTATGAATTTCGTTCAGCATGGTACAGAAATTCCGGATAAATTTAAAAATGAAGTAACAACTTCTAGCACTGCCGGTTCTATCGTTCCTACTACTCTATACGAACAGATTATCACCAAACTGGAAAATTACGGTACTTTCTACGCTAAGGTATTTAAAACTAATTATGAATCCGCTATTGCTTTTCCAACTTTAGCAGTTAAGCCGGTAGCAACTTGGGTTGATGAAGATAAAGGTGCAGACAAACAGAAAGTTGAAACAAGCAAGATTACATTTATGGCTCACAAACTTAACTGCAAGGTTTCATTCTCTCTATTTATGCAGGTTACAAGCCTGGAAATTTTTGAAAGTCAGTTTACGGGCTTAATGGCTCAGGCAATGGTAAAGATGATTGATAAGGCTATTATCAACGGCACCGGTACTGGATGCCCTAAAGGCATTTTAACAGAAACAACTAGTAAAGTTGTCAATGTTACTAAAGCGGGTAAGCTAGACTATAAAACTCTAATCAATGCAGAAGCTCTAGTTGAGGATGTATATAGCGAATCAGCTGAGTATATTATGACTCGCGCTACATTCTTCCAATTCCTTGGTATGACAGACTCAAACGGTCAGCCTATCGCTCGTGTGAACCTTGGTTTAGATGGCAAACCACAATTTCAGCTACTCGGCAGAAATGTCAACACAATCAGTGAGGACGCTATCAAGAGTTATACAGATAGTCCAGCTAGTGACATTACATTTGCCGCTATCTTTGATTTTAAAGACTATGTATTCAACGAGGCTCTAAGTCTTACAACTAATATCTATATCGACAACGATACTCACAACAAAGTGCTGGATATGGTTATGCTTGCAGATGGCAAGGCAGTCAGAACTGATAGCCTAGTTAAGCTAGTAAAAAAATCTGCGTAATTTGAATAAGGAGGTTAAATAATGGCCTCACAAGATATGATTAAGGCGGTCAAATTATCACTAAGGCTTACAGCAGATGTATTTGACAGCGAAATATCAATGTTAATTGACTCTTGTACCTTGGATTTACAAGGTGCAGGAGTATCAATATCTTCAACTAATTCTGCGCTAATAACTCAAGCTATTGTTTTTTACTGCAAAGGAAATTTTGGCGATGGTGACGATAGATTTATTCAACAGTACGAAAAATTAAGGGACGCAATCGCGAATCGCAAAGGGATTGATAGCAATGTTTGATTCTGTAGCAACTTTAATCAGTGAAAGAATTGATTTTGACGAACTAGGCAACGAAAAAATCATTACAGCAGAAAAACAAATTTTTTGCAACAAAAAATCTGTTACGCAAAACGAATTTTATAAGGCAAGTGAAGCAGGGCTAAAACCTCAGCTGATGATTTTAATTTTTGCAGTTGACTACAACAACGAAAGCAAAGTTAAAGTTGACGATAAAGTGTACTACATTTATCGAACTTATCAAAAGACTAAAGATAAGTTAGAACTATATCTATCAACGAAACTTGTTGACGGTGTACAGAATGAATATTGATGTTAGTAGTTTTGCTGATGAAATCGCAAAGCAGATGAACACCTACACTGAAGAAGTTACTGAAGAACTTGAACAAGTTATTCAAGACGATGCGAAAATTTTGCGCGACGAATTAAAAAGCACTTCACCGGTCAAAACCGGTGATTATAAAAAAGGCTGGCGACTCAAAAAAGTAAAACAAAATGGTCATTATACCGTTATCGTGCACAATGCTACAGATTATCAACTGACACATCTGCTTGAAAAAGGTCACGCAAAAAAAGACGGAGTCGGCAGAGTTAAAGCCTATCCTCACATTGGCAGTGCAGAAGAAAAAATCGTACCTAAATTTTTAAATGATGTTGAAGAAATTTTGAAAGGTTGATTAAAATGAGCAAAACGAAACTTAAAGAAGTTATCAAAGAATTAAAAAATAATAAAATAGCGTGTGCTCATTTGTCATTTAGTACAAAACAAAATCTACCTTATACGATATGGACCACAGATGAGGTCGAGTGTACTTGTGCGGACGGCTCAATCGCGCACAAAGAAGAAACTATAGCCTTAGAAGTTTATTTTAGTAAAAACGATACAGAAACAACAAAGAAAGTTGAAGAAATATTAAATGTCACTTGTGGAACTTATGAAACAAGTGGCGAAATATATATACAAGATGAAGGTATTTGCGAAGTAATATACTACTTTGCAAGTGCCTGATTTTTTATTTTAAAAGGAGGAAAATAAATTGAAAAAGACGATTGTAAAAAATGGTTATGCTCTACTTAGCACAACTTGGGCCGAAGGTAAAGCCAAGGACACATACGAAAAAATCGTATGGCTAGACTCAGCAGAAGCAGGTTGTAGCTCATTTGAGGCGGACCCTCAGGGCGACACATCAGAAGTTTTTGCTGATGGTCAGTGTGTTTACTCTCAGGAAGAGAATGGTGGATACTCAATTAAGACTACCATCATTGACGCTATTGATAAAATCAAAGAAGTTTGGCTCGGTGATAAGAAACACACTAAAGGCACAGCGGAATACGCAGGCTCTGCAAAGCCTTATTTTGCTTATTTAATTATTGAAGAAACCACAGACGGCAAAGGCAAGACTACTGTTTACTACAACTGCCAGGCATCACGCCCTAAATCATCCGGCTCAACAAGTGAAAACGGCAAGTTTGATTTTAAGCAAACAGAATTTGAAATCACTGCTAGAAAAAGAATGTCTGATAACCTTGTTAAAGCCGAATTTGATGGTATGGAACTGCTAGACCAGGTGCCACTTCCTACCGAGGAGGTTGCTGCATAATGGAAAAAACGATTACCATTGATGGCAAGAAAGTAAGATTTAGAAATAGCGGAGCAGTAATGCTCCGTTATAAAATGCAGTTCGGTAAAGAATTTCTTGCCGAACTTGCACAGATGGAAGAAGCGGTACAGACTAAGAAGGTTAAAGGCAAAGATACTGTAGTTAGTTATGACATTGAAAAATTTAATCTTGAAGTCATGTATAACATTCTTTGGACCTTGGCAAAGAATGCTGATAACTCTATCCCGGAACCACTTGAATGGCTTGACTCATTTGATGAATTTCCGGTTTTTGATATTTTCTCACAGATTGAAGAAATTTTATCTAATGACTTGAAAATTGATAGAAAAAACGCGTAAACGGTGTTGGGCCAAATTCTGATGGTGGCACAATGACGACAGAAGAACTGTTAGCGTGTTTAACCATCAGAGGGCTTAACACCGTCGACATGGACAACCTCACTATCGGAATGTGTTTGAATTTCATCCGGTCCTATGACCGATTTGACACGGTCCGTAAAGGTGGAAAATGGGAAGATCCTGAATCGGCTTATAAGATAGCGAAGAAAGCACTGCCGATTGTGGAGCGAAGATACAAGGAAGGCATTATTTCGGAAGAAGAATATCGAAGTTATATCGCCGAAATTGAAGAATACGAAAGGGGCTGAGCGTATTGGCATCATCGATAAAAGGAATTACAGTCAAACTTGGAGCTGATACAACAGCTCTATCTACCGCACTAAAAGATGTTAACAAAGAGTCTAGAGATATACAGTCCGAACTTAAACAGGTTGAAAGGCTATTAAAGCTAGACCCAACAAACACGATTTTACTTAATCAAAAAGAGGAATTACTCAACAAGTCAGTTGACGCAACTAATAGAAAACTTGAAACTCTCAAAGACGTTCAAGGTCAAATTAAAAATAAACTTGCAAACGGAGAAATTGACGAAGGGCAGTACAGAGCGTTTGAGCGTGAAGTTGCAAAGACCGAAACAGAGTTAAAAAACTGTAAAAAACAAGTTGACAATATGGGAAACTCGGCAAATAGCAGCGACAAGAAAATTGACGGTGCTAGTAAGTCAGTTGATGAACTGGGAACTAGCTCGTCAAAGAGCAAGTCAAAAGTTAAAGAAATCGGTACAGCAGTAAAAGATAGTGGCGACAAAGCCTCCTCGGCAAAAGAAGGTTTTACAATTTTTAAAGGCATTGTCGCAAATCTTGCAGCAAGTGCTATTAAGTCAGCAGTAACGGGACTTAAAAATCTAGGCTCTGCACTCTCTGACTCAGTTAGTTCAGCAGCTGAAGCCGGCGACGCTATCGACAAGCAGTCCCAAAAAATGAGAGTATCATCGGAGGAATATCAACAACTATCTTACGCTGCGGAACTGTCAGGAACGAACGTAAACATTTTAAAGAAAGCTTCAAAAGCGTTGACTAGTGCAGGTAGTAAGATTGGACTTACTGACGCTTTAAAGCAGTGTGCAGACAGTGCCGATCCGGCAACAAAAGCAACAGAAATGTTTGGTTCTAAGGTTGCTCAAGAACTTGCACCAATGCTGAATTCGGGTTCTAAAGGAATTCAACAGATGTTGGATTCTGCGAAGAAAAACAACATGGTGATTGGTGAAGATGCCGTTAAGGCATCAGCTAAGTATCAAGACAGTTTAACTACGCTAAAAACTACCGCAGGAACTATCAAAAATTCTCTTGTTAGTAACCTTCTGCCGGGTGTGACCCAAGTGACGGACGGTTTAACTAGTCTTGCACTAGGTCAAACCAGTGCAACAGGTCAAATTGAAAAAGGTATTGACAATGTTATTAAATCTGCGAAAAAGGTACTTCCGCGATTTTTGAACATAGTTAATTCTTTAAGTTCTACTATTGCTAGCGAACTTCCAAAACTTGCTGAACAAGTTATTCCGCAAGTGATTAACATTGCTACAAAGTTGATTACTACAGTTTCCAATACTGCACCAAGAATCATTAATTCTCTTGTGTCTGGCATTATTAACGCCCTGCCTAAATTGGCGACGGCGGGAGCAAAATTGATAACATCACTGGTACAAGTGATTATTCAGCAATTGCCGAGAATTTTAACGGCAGGTGTTAAAATTTTAACTTCGCTTGTAAATGGTATTACTCAATCAATCCCAAGATTGGCTCAACAACTACCAAGAATTGTTACAACAATAATTAATGTTTTAATTAAATCGGTGCCAAGAATTTTAGCAGCTGGTACAAGGTTGCTATCTGCTATCGTTAAAGCTATCCCACGAGTGGTTATTTCATTAGCACAACAACTGCCGACGATCATCAACACTATTTCTACAACATTGTTAAATAGTATTGATGTCATTATTAACGCAGCAGTCCAAATGCTCAGCGGTATTATTGACGCCATCCCACAAGTGATAGACGCTTTGTTACAAGCATTGCCAAGAATTATTAACACTACTGTCCGCACACTTGTCAAAGCACTGCCTAAAATCATCAACGGAGCAATTAAAATGTTGATGGGTATTATAAAAGCAATACCTAAAATAATTTCGGCGATTGTAAAAAATCTACCAAAAATTATTACTTGTATTGTAAACGGTTTAATTAGTAGCATTGACGCAATTATAAAAGGCGGTATCCAATTGATGATGGGCTTAATTAAAGCAATCCCAATTTTTATTACAAAGTTGATACCTAAAATACCTACAATCGTTATTACTATTGTTAAAACCTTGATTAAAAACTTGCCAACACTGATTAAAGGCGCAGTACAACTATTTATGGGTATTGTTAAGGCGATCCCCAAAATGCTTGTAGAATTGGTTAAGAATTTACCTCAAATCATTGTTGCAATCGTTAAAGGCTTAGCGTCACTGGGTAAAGAAATGTGGGATATTGGCAAAAATGTTGTGCAAGGGCTGTGGAACGGCATTAAAAATTGCGTTAAATGGATTAAAGATAAAATCTCAGGTTTTGTCGATGGCGTAGTTGACGGAATCAAAGACTTTTTTGGCATCCACTCGCCTTCAACGGTTATGCGAGACGAAGTCGGTCGATTTGTTGGTGAAGGTATCGGCGTTGGCATCGCGGACAGTACCAAAGGTGTTGTCGCAAACGCAAAAAACCAAATGAGACAAGTAGTTGATGCTTACAGCAGTTTTGATATGCCAACCTTGACACCTGCAATAGCCGGCATTGCAACAAACTCAAACGGTCAGCTAGTAGCTGATAGTAATGTTTTGCAATCAACTGCAAATACGCAAAGCTCAAACGGTATGACATTTACATTAAATGTTGATAATTTTAACAATTACAGTGATAGTGATTTACAATCTATCACTAGAAGAATGTCAGAGCTTCTAGCCGCTGACATTGCTCAGCAACAGAAAGCGTGGTGAAACAGATGTTCGATTTAAAATTCAAAGATAATTGGTTAAGCGAACTTGGTGGAGTTGTAGAAGAACAGAAAAAGCGAAAATTCGCAATGCCTAACATTGAACTTGTCGATATTCCGGGGCGAAGCAAGAAAGTTATTAAAGATAATTTGTCTTATAATTCAATTGAGCTTGAAGAGCAGGTCGCCTTTCTCCCTACGCTCTGCAAGCTGAATATTGCAGAGTTGGGAAAAAGGCTGTCTGAATGGTTTATCGGTACTGAATATAGTCAACTTTATTTAGATTATATGGATGGCTATTTTTATAATGCGATAGTTACTGATATATCAGATTTACAAACCGGCAATGCCGGTGTTATGAGGACTACTGCAAAATTCACTTGTGAACCGTTTTTATATTCTTACGAGGGTCAAAAGGCTATTGATGTTAGTAGTGCTACTCTTATAGTACCACTAACGATATACAATCCTGAAAAAGAAACATCCTATCCCAAAATTTTAATATCTGTTGAGGGAGAAAACAAGACAATTACATTCTACGCAGACAGACGAACTTTCACTGTCAAAAACATCACTGGTTCTGTTGTTATCGACACAGAAAACCGTAATTGCATCATGAATAACGAAATTCATAACGAATGTGTGAATGGCGTGTATTTTCCAACCCTCTCACCTGGCTTGAATTCTATTAGTGTTCAAGCGAGTTCGGGCACTACTGTCAAAGTAGTGCCAAACTGGAGGCGATTATAGTGTTACCAATTTTATACGCTGAAAATTCAACAAAAGAAGAATTACTTAACACTAACGGACTTGGTATTCTCACAACTTGTACAGAATGTACAGTAACAGAAGAAAGAAACGGCATTTTTGAATGTTCAATTACCGTTGTTATTTCTGATGCCGACCTACTATCAAAAAAAGTTGAGGTTGGTAAATTCGTCAAACTAAAGGCTAACCCTCAGCAGGTCCCACAGATTTTTGAACTATATTCCGAAAATTCAACGATTACGGACAGAAAGAGAACCTTCACAGGAAGACACATTCACTATTTCCTCAACTACAATCTAATTCAAGGCGGATATTATTTAGCTACAGATGGTCATTTTTCGTATGGTGTTCACACCGGCACACCGAAAGAAATTTTTGATTTTGTATATAGTCAAAATTTTGCTAATGGTGCAATATTTAAAGACAAAGAATTTACTTTTGATAGTGATATAACAACAGAATCTGATAAGGTGGATATACACAGTATCAGAACTGTTGGAGACTTTCTTGGTGGTGACTCTAAGTCACTATTACAAATTTTCAAAGGCGAATATCGTTGGAATAACTTTGGCATTGAATTTTTGAAAACAAGAGGTACAGAAAAAAATCTTGTAGTCAAGTACGGTGTTAATCTTAAATCTTTTCAGCAAGAAAAGAATATAGAAAAAATGTACACACATATCTACCCATATGTAAAAGTTGAACTTGGAAAAGATACTTCAACAAACAAAACCGTATACGGAATCCTTAACCTTCACCGGAACGGCGGACCTTATGTGTACCCTCTTATTAGTTCTAAGACTTTTCATCGAAAAATTTTAGAGTTGGATTTAACCGAAACGCTAAAATCTAAAAAAATGAATATGAACACGCCGGGTGCAACCGTTTATCTCAACATTTACAATGCGACAGAGTCATATGTTAAAGCTAATCAACTGACAGCACCTGAGGTGTCTTTAACTATTACAGCAGAAAACGAACTCGAAGAGATGAAGAGTATAGCGTTGTGCGATACTATATCAGTATATTTTCCAACTTTGCAATCAACTGCAAAAGCGAAAGTAACCAAAGTAGTATTTGACTCTCTACTAGAGCGATATACTACCATTGAATTAGGCACGCCCAAAAAATCCTTAGCAAATTTATTCAAAAAGGAGGAATAAATATGCAACTGCAACATCAAAAAATCGCTCTAGATGTTAATGACACTAGAGCGTTTACGATACTCAACGCTCACCAGGGCGACAGTAAGACAAGATTTATTGATATTACTCTCACAGAAAGCGGAAACACTATCACTTTATCTAGTAACTATAAAGCAACAGTCAAAGCAAGCATTAATAACAAAACTAAAGCAGTCAATACTGCTGTAGTTGATGCAACAAAGAATGTTATCACTATTGAACTAACAAAGACTATGTTAGACACGCCAGGACTGTTAAATTGCGAAGTTATCTTGCAAGAAGGTCAACAGTTTGTAACCTCAGCAACTTTTACTGTAAAAGTTGCTGAGTCTGTAATTTCTGATGAATCAGAAATTATTGCAAGTCAAGAATTTGGAAAGTTACTTGACGCATTAATCGAGATTAAAGACATTGAAGATAAAGCTGATAGAGTACAAACACTTGTAGATAACATTGACAAGCTTAAAAGCGCTGATGATATTATCAATAGACTCAGCAAATCTGAAACTAATATTGCAGCTAACAAGGCATCAATTAAGGAACTAAGCAAATTAGTGCAAGAAGTAAAGAACTCAGCAATTGCAGAAATTGAAAGTTTGAAAGCTGATAAGCTTGATAAAGCTGATTTTAACACTTATAAAAGTACAACAGACAAAGCAATTGCAGACAACGCAAAATCTATCAAAGCAAATGCTACTGCTATTGATAAGTGTGTTACAGATATTGCCAATAACTCAGCTTTAATCAGCAAAAATCAAATTAATGTTACAACAGATAAGTCAACTAGCATTGTGCTTAATGACAGTAGTGATTGTAACATTGTTAATTTGATTTGTGATGAAAAAGATGACAGTAATCAAATAGCTTTCTACAGAAAAAATCTATTTG